CGCTACGCAGTGCATGAGTAGGCATGTGCTCAGGGTTGATCGGGTAGCAACTTGGGCAGACATCAAACGCAGTTCGTTCGTTCCTTGGTTGGTTGAATGGGACGGGGGTCTCGGTTTTAGGTGCACTACCTCGCTCCCCGCCCCAAGGAAAAATTGATTTCCCAAAACGCATTTAGGTTCTTAGGTTGTATGATAGGTACATCGACAATAAGGAGATGTACCGAGATGATTGCATTAGAGAAGGGTAAAGAGATTCCTAAGAAGCAGAAGGAAGGGAAGTATCCCTATCATTTAATGGAAGTAGGTGATAGTTTCTACATTGAGGGAGAGATACTAAGTAAGGTATGTAATGCGAGTTATCGAGAGTGGAAGAGGACGGGTAAGAAGTTCACGGCAAGAAAGATCGATAACGGGGTTAGGGTTTGGAGGGTTGAGTGACCCATGAGTTTCAGGTTGCCTGGATAAAGCGATATACGGAGGGTGATAAAACATATCCGTATAAGGCGATGAAGTGGTATCAGGAACAGAGAAAGAAGCGTTCTTTGACAGCTGATGAAGAGAAGACGGTGTTATGGTTAAAGGAGAGCTATGGACTGGAAGCCCTTTGGAAATTACGCCTATAACTTTTGAAGAGGCAAATGTTTTTGTCAGTCTTCATCATCGACATCACAAGCCTATGCAAGGATGCAAGTTTTGTGTAGCAGTGAGTCATGATGAAAAAATTGTTGGCGTTGCTATTGTTGGAAGACCTGTTGCTAGGTTGCTTGATAACGGATGGACTTTAGAAGTCAATCGTTGTTGTACGGATGGGACTAAAAACGCATGTTCTATGCTGTATTCAGCGTCTTGGAAAGCTGCTAAAGCTCTTGGATATAAAAGACTGATTACTTACACGCTACCAGAAGAAGGAGGGGCTTCATTAAAAGCGTCCAACTGGAAATGTTTAGGTCTTAAAGGTGGCGGCAATTGGAATGTAAGGTCTAGACCAAGAATTGATACTGATGAAGCCTTAAGAGGGCAAAAACTACTTTGGGAAGCTATATGAACCCATCATGCGAGACATGCCGGTGGAGCCAAGAGATTGGGTTAAAAGAAAATGAAGATGGCAAAGAGGTGATTCTCATTTGCATCCGAGATGGGCTGATTGCAACCAAGCCTTGTATGAAGTACGAATATGAACCAGGAACAACATGAACTTTGACTTGAACCATTTCTACAAGTTTTGCAAGGAACTCAAAGTAGAAACCAAGGAGTTAGGGATTCAAAGGCTTGGGAATCGTTTGCTTGGCAGCCAAAAGTATGTGATGGAAGAAGTGGCTAAAGGCTTAAACGAGGATGTGCATTTCTTTGTGGTCTTAAAAGGTAGGCAGTTAGGGATTACGACGATCTCACTTGCACTCGATCTTTACTGGCATTTCAAACATCCTGGGTTTCAGGGGACGCTAACAACGGATACGGAAGAAAACCGAGATCAGTTTCGTACGACTTTAGCGATGTACATGGATGGATTGCCACCGGAGTACAAGATTCCACTGGTGACGCATAACCGCAATCAGATGGTTTTGAAAAATAGGTCAAGGCTGTTCTATCAAGTCGCAGGATTGCGAGCTAAAGGGTCGCTAGGGCGAGGCAAAGGGATTACTTACCTGCATGGCACAGAGACTTCGAGTTGGGGTGATGAAGAAGGCTTAGCTTCCTTGCTGGCATCTTTGGCTGAAAAGAACCCTAACCGGCTTTATCTGTTTGAGAGTACGGCTCGCGGGTTCAATATGTGGCATGACATGTGGACGGTGGCTAAGCGAGCGAGAACTCAGAGAGCAATCTTTTGCGGATGGTGGCGCAATGAACTCTACATGCTTGAACCTGAAAGCAAGGAGTATCGGGTTTACTGGGATGGAAAGCTCAACCCAGAAGAAAAGGAATGGACAAAAGATATTAAGAAGCTCTATGGCATCGAGATCAATTCAAGACAAATGGCTTGGTGGCGTTGGAAGATGTTTGAAGGCTTAAAAGATGAAGCCTTGATGTATCAAGAGTTTCCACCGACTGAAGACTATGCCTTTGTCATGACGGGTACGAGTTTCTTCTCACACTCTCGCTGCACAGACGCTGCAAGAGCCTGTAAAGAACATCTACCAGACTACTATCGTTTCTCGCTAGGCCAGTTCTTTGAAGACACCACACTGATTAAAAGCACAGAGAAACTAGCTACGCTTAAAATCTGGGAAGAACCCATTGACAATGCCTTTTACGTCATTGGTGCTGACCCTGCTTATGGTTCCTCAGACTGGGCTGATCGCTTTTGCATCCAAGTCTTTCGCGCTTATGCAGACGGTATGGAGCAAGTGGCTGAGTTTGCAACCAATGAACTCAATACCTACCAGTTTGCCTGGGTGATTTGCTACCTGGCCGGTGCTTATAAGAACTCGACATTGAACCTTGAAGTCAATGGGCCAGGTCAAGCGGTCTTAAACGAGATCAAGAACTTAAAGCGTCAAGCACAGACCTATGATGCTAACAAGGCAAGAGGTTTAATGGATGTGCTGGCTCACATGTCGCACTACCTTTGGCGGCGCAATGATTCACTCGGTGGTTTATCAAACTCATTAGGTTACTTAACCACCCATTCATCCAAAGAGAGGATGATGAATTACTTCAAGGACTACTTTGAACGCCAGATGTTGACCGTGCGTTCAATGGAGTTACTCGAAGAAATGAAGTCTGTGATTCGAGATATGGGTGGCATTTCAGCGCATGGCAGAAACAAAGATGATCGAGTGATTGCAACAGCCTTGGCGACCGTTGCCTTTGCCGAGCAAGTCATGCCAAGATTGATGGCCTTGCGGGTAACGCGCTCAAAGCGTGAAGAGCAAGAGGTCATGCGCGATGAGCCTGTGATGCAAAAGTCCATCAACAATTACCTGAAAGCGATTGGTGTGTGATGTTGACGAAAGCGCAGATGATGGAGGAGTTACCCAAGTTCTTTGCCGATAAGAACCGAGGGATTTCGCTACCTCACTTTGCCGAGCTATGCGGTGTTGATCACTATCACTTGCGAGACATCTTCATCTACCAGAAGGTGCCGCTTACAGAGCGCGTACAACGTCGTGTCAATAAAATCTATGCCCAGGTATTGAAAGGTGAAATACGCACCATGCAGCGTGGTTTGAAACGCTGGGTGGAGTATCGAGAAACGCCTAAGCCAGCGATGGTAAGGCGCACGTTACTGACCTTTGATGGTCAGGGTTTTAAGTTGGATGTCGGTATACGCCCCAGGGCTGAGGACTACCGTCGTCGTTCGCTTGATGAACAGATGAAAGGATGATCATGGTGTTACATGACTACAAATGCCCCGTACACGGTTTCTTTGAATCTAAAGAAGCTATCTGTCCTGCTGGCTGCACGGATGTGCAACTGGTGTTTCTACAACCCGTTGGTCTTAAATCAGACAGCACCAAACACGCTGATAGCACCTTAAGAGAGTTAGCCAAGGATTACGGTATGAGTGACATCAAGTCCACCCGTGAGGGTGAGGCGCAACCTCATGCTTTATTAAATGCTCAGCAAAAGCAAATGGCTGAGAACCCATTCAGTGTGAAATGGGGTTCGCCTGATCAAGCCAAGCAGTACAACCTCAATCCGATTCGGGATGAAACTGTTGGTGGGCTAGCCGCAATCAGGAACTCAGGTGTAACATTGGCGAAGCCCAGACCTGGTGTAGTGATGAAAGATCACGAAAACTTGCAGATAAAGCAATGAAAATCCCAACAGATTTGGTTGAGCGTGAGCAGTTTTACTATGACTTAGTGGAGAAATGCTCCGTCAGTATCCAATCAAGGACTGGCGAATACGATTCATTGCGCTCTTACTATCTTTTTGGCGCAGGCATTGATGCACCGCCTGCCTACTACAACAAGATTTACCCTCACATTGATCAGCTCTCTTCGTTTCTCTACTCGGCAGAAACGACGCGCTTTTCCATCACGCTTGGTGCCTCAGTAGAACCTAGCTATCAGTCCATGATTCCTTCGCTGACAGGCGCATTGAATGATGACTGGCTAAACTCCAATGCTGATCAGGTCTTTGCCCAAGCGCTTAACTGGGCGCTTTGCTACAACTCCACCTTTATCAAGCTCATTCCTAAAAAGGGTATGCACCCTTACATGGTTGACCCACGCTTGATGGGTGTGTTGCGTGAAGATACGCCTTACACCGATAGGCAAGAAGCGCTCGTACAGATTTACTACATCACAAAGAGCGAACTGCAAGCCCGTCTTTACTCGCACCCCAATCGAGATGCGATCTTTGCGCGGGTGCAAATAGGTGAGTCGCAGCAGTCTCAAGTGCCTGATGGCATCCAGCGTCTGATTCTTTCGGCTACTGACCCAACGATGTACGGGAATGTGAACCTCAATATCGCTGGGATGCAGACTTATAAGCCAACGGTGGGTGAAGAAACCATCAAGATGACGGAGTTATGGGTCTGGAATGACGACACGGAAGACTATCAGTGCGTAACCATTGCCGATCCTAACGTCGTTGTGTATGACAGACCAGGTGCAAGCATGTTCTTAAAGGGTGAATTACCCTTTGTGCAGATTTGCCCAACACCTCAGTACGACTATTACTGGGGTATCTCTGAGGTTGGAAGGCTAGTTTTCCTGCAAGACATGCGCAATAAACGCATGGCAGAGATTCTTGACCTGCTTTCTAAGCAAGTAGCACCGCCTACAGCGCTTATTGGCTTTACAGGCTTGCTTGATGAAAAGAATTTTGCGCTTAATCGTGCTGCTGGCTTGCTTGCAACCGACATGCCCAACGCGAAAGTTGAGCAATTAGCGCCTTCGATACCCAATGATCTCTTTAGAGAGATCGATCAGATCGACAAAATGTTTGAAGAAGCCTCTGGCATTGTGAATGTGCTGCAAGGTAGGGGCGAATCAGGCGTTAGAAGCGCTGGTCATGCTTCACAATTGGCTCGTTTAGGCTCTTCAAGGGCTAAAAAACGCGCTTTAATCGTTGAAGATGCGCTAGAAAAGATGGCAACGCTCTATTTGAAGTGTATGCAGGTCTATTCGGCCCGTTCTTATCGTGATTTAGACCAAAATAAGTTCATTGCAGGCCAATTTACCGACGATTTTGTGGTGAAAGTGGATGCGCATAGCAATTCGCCTATCTTTACCGAAGATTTGCGTGCTTTGGCCTTTGCGCTGGCAGATCGTGGCGCAATTACCAAAGAAAGGCTCATTGACATCCTTGAACCACCTATGAAACAGCAATTGAAAGAAGATTTGCGTAAGATGCAAGAAGCGCAACAATCTGCTCAAATGATGCAAGCCCAGCAACAGCCTGAAAGTGCTGCTCAACCGGAGGCGTTATGAACGAAAACAGTGAATCGTCAAGCAATATGCAAAATTCCTACCGTTCACAAGGCGATCAACCTCGCGTAACGGAAACGGACTTGCGTGAAATGAATAAAGCACCTCGCTTGCAGTATCAGCGAGCACCCATGAACCGGACGGCTTACCGTTCTGCTGGCAAAAGGTATTGATATGTATCAACGCAAAATGCTTCGTCGTGCGCGTCCTTCGCGTCGCTAGACTTGACAACAAGTGAGTAAACGCTTACAAACCGCGCAAAGGAGTAAGTGATGGCTGTCTCAACCGAAGAGATTATGAAACTCATTCGCGGTGGCGATAAGACGAAAGTCGAAGTCGAAGTCGAGGGTGAAGAAAAAGAGGATATGGAAGACGCAGAAAAGCCTGCGTTGTCTG